GTATACAGTCTTCTACCACTACCTTTTGGTTTTTTTCCTGTTCCTACTTTTGGGTCTCTTTTTTTTGGCATCTTTTACTAATTTTTTCAAAGTATTAGATTGTTTTTTGTGCATCTTAGATGCTTTATTTAGTTCCCTAGATACTTTTTTTATTTTTCTTAACATTTCCACCTTCTTCTTGCTTGGCGAATTCTTGAGTTTGGATTGTTTCTTGTTTTTGCTGAACTACGCTTGAGTTGACCAAGAGATCTAGCGCAATATGATTTTCTTCTTTTGGCAGCTGCTGATCCTTTTTTAACTTTACCAGTTACAGCGGTTTTAAGTTTAGATCCTGGATTAGCTTTGCGATAGGCTTTAACACCTTTTTTTGTCATGCCAGCGCCCTTTTTGGTGGGACGATAGTTGGCGTTTTTACCTTTAGTAGTTCTTGGAATAGATTTAGTTTTTCTTCGCGTTGCCATATTAATATAGTAGCACCTAGAAGATGCTACTACAAAATTAAAATGTTAAGAGTGAAAAACAGTTACTCTATCTATATTGCTTAATACAACATGAATACCGTCTTCAAACAAAACACCTGAATCTGGAATATTCATGGTTTCAGTATCGTTTGCGTTACAAGGAGCAATAAAGATAGTAGAACCTGTAACAGAACCGTTTCTGAATGTTACGGTACCGTCAGAAGATCCTCCTGTGATTATAAAGCCCCTCAATCTTGAACGGCTAGCTTGTAATACTGCTCCGCCTGTCGCGGAGCTAGTACTTGTAGCTGTTTTTACATCTGAACCTACGATTCTACCTGCCATTGTTTATCTCCTATCTTTCGCAAATTACGTTTACGTAATCAATCGTCATAGTTTTAGCTGCTGCTTCACCATTTTGGATACCAAAAGATACTGTAAGTTCTTCATCATCAGGAAGGTTGGTATTAACAACACCTACTGGCTCAGCTGAACCTATAAAATAAGAAACTTGTGATGTGTTTGGATCAATAAAGAAACCAACAGTTACAAATGTATCATCAGCTAATGTAGTGACTGCTGATGTGGTTGTATCAGTACCATCTTTTTCAATATGAAAATCTAGGTTAGTGTCACCGTCATCTTTTAAGAAATAAACACCGTCAGACACAGCCAAAGGCGTTGTATCGGTTATTTGTAAACCTATAACAACATCAGATTGTGTTGCATCACTTACTTTGAATCGTGCTTCAAAGAAAGCTCTTTTGCTGCTGCTTAGTTTGAATGACTCACCTTTCAATTGTAAAAAGTCTAAGTCATTATCGCCTGCTGCGTTAGTAAGTAAAAGCTGACCTCCAGCTCCAGAGGTCAAAGCCTCAGTAGCAGAGCCTGTTCCAGCTTCGGTTGTAGTGATAGTAAAATCACCAGAATTGTAAGTCATAAAATCATTTGAATATTGATAAAATAACGAACTTGATGGATTTACCAAAAACATAGGAACATCTTTCTTATGCTTGGTTGCTACAGTATTACCTGCGTTTAATATTAAGTTTTGAAAATGTGGATTAGCCATTATGAACTCCTTTATATTTGTATTAATGGAAACCGTTAACGGCCCTCATTAAGCTAATTAACAAATTTCAGTTTACTATGAGGCTTGTTCCAAAGCAATAGGAAGAGATTCTTTTGCTTTTAGTATTTTATTACGTGCCTCAACTAAGGCCTCGTAGGTCTCTTTGATGGTTGGATCTTTGCCAAAGTGATCCAGCATGTCCGCTCCCATCATTTCAATTAAAGATTGTGTTGTAATTAGCCTACCGCTTATATCTTGAATTTTTTTATCTGTTGACATGTTATTGAACTCCTTTTTTTGCCGTATCCCATAATTAGCTGCTAAATCAACATTAATCAGCTTTTTCTCTAAATCGGAATAACTATTCCAATCTCTTATCTGCTCTAAAGTTCTACCGCATCCTGCACATTGCTCTGCTAAGCCATACGTAGTAGTGCAAACACCCGTACAGGGGTTTTGAGATAAAGACACGACATCACAAAGAATGTTCATGCATAAATTCTACATATTTTTATACTGAATGTAAATTTAGAGGAAAAAAAGGGGGCGGTTAAGCCCCCTAGGTGGTTGTAAATGAGTTATAAACGCTACAACCTATCGTTCATTAAGCCCCTTGAGAACCGTAAACAGCTCTGAAGTTAGAATATCCGAATGAATATCTTTCTCTAGCCTTGTATCGCATGTTGCCAGTATCGAAGTCACCTTCTAATGCAGTTTGCATTGGAGATCTTTCGAAGTACTTAAATCCATCAGGACAGTCTGTTTTCAAGAAGAAAGCATCTGTATCTGTTAGATAGTGGTTTACAACATAGCCATCAGGCAACATACCAGTATTTCTAATTGCATTGATGTCATTGTCAGAAGTTCCAACTCTACCTGGAGATTGGAGAAGTCTGTCAGCAACGAATTGCAATTGAGGTGGTACGATTAATTTCATTCCTCTTAAAGCAATATTAAGACCTCTATCATCAGTAAATGTAGAGATATTAATTAATGCATCTTCAAGAGAAGTTTCATTAAGGTCCGCCATAGTAGTTGCTCTATTTGCTAAAGTACCGCCACCCCCAAGAGGGTGAGAAGTATTGATTAAAGATACACCATCGCCACCAGCTGTAGAGAACGCATTGTTCAATACAGACGCAGCTTTGATTTGCTTAGTATTAGCCATAGATCTAGCTAATGCTTTTGTGTATCTTGCACCAAGACGATCATAAAGATTATCTTCGACAGCTTCTTCTGTTAGCGCGAAAGCTAAAGCAACTGTTTCGTGGGTATAACGAGAAGTGTAACCTTCGTTAGCATTGTCAAATCTGACTCCGCTACCTTCAGCTTTTACTTCAGCATTACCGAACCCAACGATTAAAGTTTCTTCTTCAAACGCTCTATCAGAACTCTCTGTTTCGTAGATTTCTGTATGTTCTGCTTCGTATCTAGCATATTCCATACCGAACAAAGCATTAAGACCTGGCTCTAATTCTTTCGCTAATTGCGCTCTATTAATTGCCATTATTTATACTCCTGTAGGATCGACATAGAAATGCTCATTAAATTTAACTATAACATTCACGTTAGCTGAGCCTGTTGTGCTGTTGTCTGGATCAGAGGAGAATCCCATAATTCTGAAAGTTGCAGTTGTTGCAGCAGTTGTGCCTGATAATTCTACAGCTGACATACCAGTTTTGGTAGAGCCAGAAGTATAAGAAATATCTGCATTTAAGCCTACATCAGTCTGCGCTGGAGAACCTGCACTCTGAATTTCAAATACAGCATTAGGGTCATCTATTACGAATGCCTTGATATCGGACGATACAGTACCATCAGGATAGTGAGAACTAAAAACAGTTTCACCTGAAGAGTTTGTAAAAGTACAACCTCTAAACACACCTAAGGCTTCATCACCAGCAGCAGCTACTAAAATAGTACCTGTATTGGTCATTTTTACTAAATCGCCTGAAAAAATATTCCCAGAAGCACCTGAGGCTATTTCGTATTCTGTAACCCCACCCACTTGTGGAGAAGAACCTAATTTACCTACAACTCTTGCTCCAAAGGGTGCATTTTTGTTAGACATAATAAGTTACCTATATTATTTAAAATTTATATTTGGTAATCAGCTACGCTGACCACCGCCAAAAGTTACTTTGCTACTTCTCTCTGGTTTTAAAATCGGAGAGTTTGGATCTGATTCCCTTAAAAGATCGTTATCCACAGCATCTTGCTGGGTATGCGCACGATTTTCAAAGTAGGAGTTTCTTTCCTCGCGCGTTTCATTAGGAATCTTCGCCAATAGCAAACCACCAACCGAAACAACTCCTGCGTGTTTACCGTCATCTAAGGTAGGAAGTTCGAATCCATCTAACTCTTCGGCTCTTACAAGGTCGAAACCTTCTCGCATCCTAGAGGTTACATTTTTTCTATCTTCATTACCTACGAGTTCAGCTCGTATCCACCTGTAAGTGTACCCTTCAGGTGCAGGAGGAGTATCCAACATTGATGGCGGACTCCAAGGTTTGCGAGCAACTTTTTTTGCTCGAGTGTCTGCAGAACGTGGGGTTCTGTTTAAATCTTTTTTATCTTCTGTCATAGTTTTACCTTTTAACATATTTAGCGTACTCGCCAAGCGGTACGTTTAATCTTTTAGCCATTTGAACTTCAGATGGTGACAATTTTACTTGTCTTTTATTGGACGCTGTATTACCAGCAACCCTACCTGCTGAAGCCACCTTTTGTTGAGGCTTAGATTTAACAGAAGATTCGTTAAACTTCTGTGGGAATTCTACACGAATTCTCTTATCAATCTCACTATAATATTCTTCTGTCCCCAAGTCAAAGCCTTCTTCCTGCAATTGATTATGAATTGCATAGGCAGAAACAGTCATTATTTCGTCCTCACCAAACCATTTGTTTTTTTCAACCCATTTTTTATCAGTCTCAGCTAGTTCTACATCTTGCTGAGGTTGTGCCTGAGCTTGTTGTTGAGGTTGTACGTAATCTTGATAATTAGCTTGTTGCTCTTCCTGGACATTCATTTGCTGTTCAAGCTGAGCTTTTGATACCGTTACTTTATTTTCTTCTACTGCTATTTTTGCAAGAACTTCTTGAGCTTTTGCAACCTTGTCATAGTCAGCAACTTCATGCGCATTTTTTAATGCTGCAAGAGCCTGTTGCTTTTGAGAGTTTAACCTGCTTTCGGCTTCCTGAAGATAAGATCTATCTAAAGTTGAAGATCTAGTTTTTAACTGTTGATTTTCTTCAGACATTCTTTTTGCATATTCATATGCAGACTCTTGGCCTCTTTCAGCTTCTCTTAATTTACGAGTAAGTTTGCTAATTCTTTTTTGAACCTTTTCAGAATAATCTTCTAATTCATCTTGAGATTTTTCTGCTGGTTCACTAGAAACATCCTCTATTGCCTGTTGAGCTTCAACATCCACCTCTCCAGCTTCTGTTGTTTCTTCTTTTGGCGCTAAATCAGCTATCTTACCGCTAGGCTTTTCTTCAGGTAAATCTACCTCTACAACTTCGCCTTCTTCAACTATTTCTTCTTTTTTTGCCTCTTCTGACATGATTTCTCCTTATACTGCAAGGATATCGTTAGGATCTAATATCGTGGCTATAACTTCATCATCGTTAATGATCCTACATTCAGATTCATCACCAAGCTTGAAGCGAGCGCCAGCATACCGCCCTATCAACACCCATTGTTTTTCCTGGCACCAAGCTTCAGTAAACTTACTAGAATCTTTGTAGCAATCAGGACCCATTTTGACAACATAACCTACAACAGTCGCAAGTGATTCTCGATCTACTTGAGATTGAACTAGATGTATGCCACCTTCAGTAACACCTTTACCCCTATATGGAAGAATAAGTATTCTCCATCCAGTAGGTTGAGGCATTCTTTCTAAAATTGATTTATCTAAAAGAGTTGGATCTAAAACTCTTGCAGCTTCTTCCACATAAGGAAGTGTGCTTTCAGGAGCCTTTTCTTCTTTTTTCTCTTTTGGTTTTGTTTCGGTTTGTTTGGATTCTTCTTCTATTGCTTGAGCAACATGGTCAGGTACGTGTATCTTCGGCATCTTCTTGTATTTTTCCCAGCAGCTCCCTAAATGAATTTTCTGCGTCAACGAGAGAGCTGTAACGTCCACACAGATACTGATATTGTGCAAAGTCTTTAGCCCCAGCTAAAATAACATCCTTCACACTTTCTTTTTGAGCCTCAAGTTCTTTTAAAAACTTTTGGCTTATCCAAACTACTGACACTTAATAAATGCCAGAAAACTTGCCACCATATTCGGCAGCGCCCATACCTCTAGCTTTACCTTTACCCATTCCAGGTTTAGGTGTT